GCCGGGGTCACTTTCAAATCGTCATATATAGCGTCAATCACTGCGCGTTCATCGGCATCGATGAACACCCAGTTTTTGATGCTAATCCTCATGATGATCTTCTCCGTAAACTTGTTTTGAGCAAGTCTACAGAGTTTACGATCATCTGTCACTATTATGTTGACCTCCACACCATTGTAGCCTAATCGCTGCAAGATGTAGGGGTCATCCTCTAGAAGTTGCGTAGGGGGGATATCATACTCGTTTCCCTCGAGTATGTTATCCACGCTACGCACAAACCATTCGTAGAGCTCCTCCTCGGCTCGGGTTTTAACCGAGTCAGGGCGGAGTCTCTTCGCAAATCGGTTCACATAGTCGAACTCGATGTTCACGGTCCTGGGATCGGAACTTCGCAGCTCGTCTATGTGATGCGTCAGGTAGTAATCAACTTCAAAGGGCCTTCTCAAGGTCCATTGCTGTTTGAAAAACTTATTTTTGAATTTCTCACAAGTCTTGAGAGTGTCTTCCTTGGAATACTCTCTCAAGACTGAGACTTTTGTTCGAAGCATCTCGAACAGGTCGTTATGCACGACCTGCTCGAGTTCTTCGAGTCTTTTCATGAAGAGATAAAGCGCTTCCACTTCTTTAGAAGTGGTCAAGTGCTTACTCTCAACCAGTCGTTCCAGCACTCCAGGGGGGATCTTTTTAGCATCCTCCCTGCGTACTGTAACCAATTGTTTGATGGGGTCGTCGTCGGGTATTGTAAATACCTCGGCGACTGCCTCACCATCGAAGTGACGTTCCCCAGACTTAACAGCTCTTAATTCTGTCAAGTTTGTGGGAATGTCTCCCATGAGCTCCTTAAGGGCGCGAACAGTAATGTTCACGACCTTTTGGGGCATACTCCATATGGCATTTGCCCAGCTTTCTGTGTTCCAGAAGGCTGGCATTTTGCCAACACTGAATATTTCTCGCGGTAAGTACATGGGCCTCTGCTCATATCTTACCCCGAGACATACGTCTTGCATAGCCGAGGCAACGGAGAAGAGGTGACCCTCTTCTCCTTGCTCGGCATATTGCTGATCTTTACCGAGTAGGGTTACTTTTCCTGTAATATCGGAAGAGTAGTCCCCTCGGTCTTTCTTGGTATCTATAACTAAACGCATCTTCGGATGGTCTAGGTATGGAAGGTATCGATTGTCTTTCAGTTTCGACGCTGTTCTTACAGTGTTGAACCGATCGACCGGTATATGGAAGACTTCCTCGCAATAAGTACCCCAGGTACTTGTCACGAAGGTGTCTAGCGGAGACAGGCGGTAGCCGAGTTGTACAGTCGCACGATTGTACTCCTCGAACCACTTGTCGCACATTTCGTCCGTGTCGGCGGCGGCGATGATAACAGTGTCATCACCGTTGCCGGCATGGACTATCTTGACCCCCGGCATTCTGCGATGCGCGTACGCTTCGCAGATTGGGTGGGCTAAAGAAATGTTTGTCTTGGTCAGCGGATCTCCCATGGGAATTCCGTTGACCATTTGACATACGTATTTACCCTTAACGTATAGGTCCTTGCAACCGGGCCATATACAGTTAAGAGTGTCTCGAAGCTCCTTGCTGAGTCGCATCTTGTATAATAGACGAGATGTGACAGCATGAGCACTTTTGTGAGGGGGAATATCAGTGGCCTTTTCCCAGTCCACTGACATTATCCTCTTCTTCTTTTCGAATAGGACGTGCCCATCAACGGGGTCGAGGTGATCGACTCTGCTGATGAAGGCCCATCCTAGTCTTCCAGCCGATAGCCCCTGTCTAAGACTCTTCTGAGTCTTGATAGCGGCTATCGTCATATGAGAGAAGGGTTGCAAGAATGCGTCTTTGTAAAAAGACCCACTCGTGACAACCCGACATTTTCCATTTTCTCTAATGGCGGCGACATTCGTTTTGAATATCGCCTCGTCAGAGGAATTGATCATCGCTTTCGCTTTATTGAATGCCCAGGTGCCCAATTGGCCACCTGGATTCGTAGGCGAAAACTTCGGTAGTGAGGGGCGGTCTGGGCATCTTTTAAGATACCCAAACTTTCCCTCATTTCGTTTGTTATTCTCAGTACACGCACTAGTAGACATACTAATGCGGAACTGAGGATTACCTCCGACAGCCCCGGAAACCACCCCGTCGAGAACCCAGTCAATGGATTCCACGAGGTCGTTATCGGGATTAAATTGTTTGACAGTTGTCACTTCATCAAGGAATCCTTGTAAAGTGGCGTCTGCCATCTTTTGGTTGGCCAAACCTGTTGATCGAGTCTGTGTGAACACACAGACTCGAAACATGTTGGCCTTGCTTTGTACGCCTGCTGTCTGGTTGTAGTGGTTTACCACTGCCTCCAGCCAGGAGTGCGAACGTTGTTCTGATTCCGTCAACTCGACCTTCTCTCCCAAGAAGGCCGCTTTGCGGAGTCGCTTTTTGAACCCCTTCAGACGCGCTAGTTGCCCAGCGTAGTCTTGAAGGCCGTTCGATATCAATGAGCACATGATCCTGTCCGCCTCTGCATAGGGGCGGGCAGGATCATTGCAAAATATTTCCGGATAGGACATTATCAGCGATGATAACATCCCATCCGTGACGTGTAGTATCTCCTTTAGCTCCAACCCGCGCTTACGCTCGAGTAGTTTCTTCAGGAGATTTTTGTTGTGGGGTTTTAGGCGCTTGTACCAGAAGGTACGAGCGCTCAAAATCCCGATTTGTTCCGTAGGGGTACAGAAGGAGAAAGGTTTCTTTCCCCATCTGTGCCTCCACAGATTGTCGTATTCGTAATCCCACGCCTCCGAGAGGTCGTTGGGTTCCGAATGCAATGCGCGAGAGAGGTGGATGCCGTCTCCTCACGTAGTGATACGCTGAGAGGGAGACATCTGTGATAAAAAACCATGCAAACCTACGGGTTGAATTGGTACATAAGTTCGCC